CTGTGTAGGTTGATAATTAACTGCGCGTGTTGCTGAACTGCTCTACTACTCTATAAGTATACCATAAATTGACATATGGTACAAGGGGTTTAAATACGATAGTTGTTCCGGTGTTGGATGGGTAATCGGAACAAAAAATGGCTGAAAACCCGCATTCTCTCGTGGCTTGTTCCGGTGATTTTGGTGTTGCCAGAACAGTAAGAAAGGGCTGAGATGCCGCATAAAACCTCGTTTTTTTAAAAAATAATTATATAAATATACTATATATAGTAGGTTGTTCTGTTCCGGTGAAAAAAGAGGGTATGGAAAATCTGAGTGAAAACGCACTTGCCGCAAAGGACGTTCGATCTGCATTTACACGAGATTTGCCCGTACCCCTCTAAAAAAGCCGGAACATCGGAACAAGCGTGTAAGTCGTTGATTTTAAACAGGAAAACGTGTTCCGTTAGCAGAACAGTAACGGAACTACCGGAACAAAAAACCGAGCCGCGCATCATTTAAGCAAACGGTAAATGATAGAACCTTATTTAGCGTCCTATTGTGTTGTAGGTCACTAAATAGCGAAGCGTCCTGCGACCCACCCCTGACGGGGTGTCATCTACCGTTTGCTTAACTCACGCGCGCGCTCTTAAATAACTGGTTTCGAAAATCAAGGGGCAAAAAAAGCCCCGCCTTTCGGCGGGGCTGAGTCTTACTTAGCGTTGATCACTTGCCAGAAGGCCGCGACCGCTGCGTTATACTTCGCGGGGTTTGCATCCGGATCGCCAAGCTTCACGGCGATTTTCACTTTCTTTTCACCATTCTCAAAAACGTCTTCCCAATGTTTGCGGAAGGTTTTGTTATCAGAGCGTTTCTTAGCCTTCTCTGGATTGTCGATCTCATCCAGTTTTTTGTGCAAAGCGGCTTTACGCTGAGAAACATACGTTGACGCCATTTCGCGGATTTCCTGCACTACTGCTTTTTTGTCTGGATTATCTAATTTGCGATAATCATAGTTACTCAGACCAGTAGCGTAAGCAATGGTAAGTACTTCGCAATGCTTCGGTTTTGATGCCAGCAAAGAAACGTCAACATAATTCCCGTCAACGTAACCGAATTCACGGGGCGCGCCCCGTTTCGTTTCTGAGAGTTTTAACAGATAACCCTCAGCCAGCATTGTGTCGATGACTTCATCCTTCTCATGCGGGTAATTCGGACTAGTCATGCGAACATAATGCGCAACACTATTAAGAGTGTCGTTGTTTGTTTCAAAGCCAGCGGCTTGTTTATAGGCCGCATCTTTGAGAGAAACAAACTCAAAAGCGGATTCAATAGCCTGTACAACTGGAAGTTTTTTGGTAGCCATGATGACTAACCTTTCTTAAAAAATCGGAAACAATCCGAAATAGACTGTTCATCCGATAAGTGAATTCTACCTGATACAGTCTATATGTCAAGCAAATAGCGCCCTATTCGCGCATAGGGCACTAAATAAGCCGCCCGCGCCGCCGCGCGATGGGTGACGCTCGCGCTCTTTAATAACTGGTATCAAATCCACAGGACGTAAAAAAGCCCGCCGAAGCGGGCTTGGTGTTACTTAAAGTGATCGTCCCAAACCTTCAGGACATCCTTCTCATCCCACTCTACATCAAACGCCCAGCGTGTTGATTTGTCATCGTTTGTGTCATAACAAGCGATTACTTCATAGTACGTACCGAAGTCATGCGGGCAAGACTTAACTTGCAGCCATCCATTCTCTGGCTCTGGATAGTGGCGCAGTATTTGTGCAATGAACCGTCTGCACTCTGCTCTGGCGCGTGTTGCATAGTCTGCTGCGCCTACTTGTGCACAATCTTCTTCGGCGGGCACTGCGCCGATATACAGATGATCAATCATGATGTTCCCTTTCTGTTGGTTGATGATCGGTCGGTATCTATCCGACATGAGCTAATATTATCATATCCCATAGGTATGTCAAGTAAATCCGCCCTAGCCCCCCACGCCCCCACCCCCCTAAATCCCTGCGTTGGAGTCCCGCGCCTCTATACACTAAGAAACGCACAAACGACCCCACTATTTTTCAAAATCAAGCTATAATCCCCCTAAATTTACGTTAGTTTAGGGGGGTATCATGGAAGGGAAAGTCTTTAAGCGGCTTACTGTAGTCAGCCTGTCTCACCGCGACGCTAAGTACAACAAGCATTGGAATTGTTTGTGCGAGTGCGGAAACACACATGTTGCCCGTGGGGATCAATTAAAAAGTGGCTACGTAGCTTCTTGCGGGTGTTTGCGCGTAGAAAACATGAAAAAAGTAATCCAGTCGAGCATAGCCGCAAGACAAGAGAAGGCTAAAATTGAACGGAAAACCTACACAAGAGACTCTTATCGTTCAATGATTAGGCGGTGCTATGAGCCAAAACTGCACCCCGGATACTATAAATATGGCGGTAAAGGCATTGAAGTCTGCGACCGTTGGCGGTTTGGGGAGAGCGGCAAAAGTGGATTTGCTTGCTTTCATGAAGATATGGGGCCGCGCCCCCAAGGGTTAACTATCGACCGCATCGATGGCACTAAAGGGTACTACCCCGCTAACTGTCGGTGGGCTACCCGCAAAGAGCAAGCAGCTAATAGAGTAAAGCCATCTCGGTTGTGACACGGCTCATCTAGCCTACCTACCCCCTAAGAAACTTTTAGCCTATACAAAAAATATTTCGCAAAAAATCCCCCAAACTTTATTGCCACAATAGCAACCCTTTACATTCTTATTATTCCTGCTATAGTCGCGCAATCGTCACATAGGCCACAGGAAGCTTAATGAATGTGATCGTCCCTAACATCGAGGAAGATATTCCTCTCCCAGCCTCTGCCCTAGAGGCCATGCCCCACTTGTCGCCTCATGAAGAGTTGGAAATGCGGGCGCGTACTATTAAGTTAGTTGCTGACCTAAACAACACCCCCATCGAGCCAACGCCTGAGCACATAGATACTGCGCGGGAAGTTGCCAAGCAGATGATGCACAACCCAGCCCACAGGCCAGAGTTTGCAAAGTATCCGAACGAAGTAATGGCTTACTTAGCGGGTATGGTGGCGCAGTCAAACTGCATGATCGTCGAGGAACTCTCCGACCTGAAACTCTACGTAGTCAACAAGCTTGTCTCAGAAGTTGAAAATGCCAAGGACGCCAAGGCCAGAATCGCTGCACTATCCAAGCTAGGCGAGGTCGATGGGGTCGATGCTTTCAAGAAGCGCAGCGAGATGACGGTCAAGATACAAAGTATTGAGGAAGTCGAGCGCGAACTAATTGAGACCCTGAATATGCTTGAAGATCAGGTGGTCGACGTGGAAGTCAGGGAGGTCGCCAATGGGCTTGGAGACGCTTAAACTCTCTGCAACAGAACTAAATAGACTGCGCGCGGCGCTGCCAAACATGCCTGAGAAGCAGAAAAGGCGCACCGCTGAGCTATTAAAGAAGTACAAAGAGGAAGTAACACGCGAAATCAGCAAGGAATCGTTCCTCGATTTCGTAAAACACGTCTATCCGGGCTACAAAGTGGGGCCGCACCACTATAAATTAGCGAAAATCTTCGAAGAAATCGCTGCTGGCAAGAAAAAACGCGTGATTGTGAATATTGCACCGCGTCACGGCAAGTCTGAACTCATCTCTTACCTCGCTCCCGCATGGTTTTTGGGTAAGTATCCCCAGAAAAAGGTCATTATGGCCTCTCACACGGCTGATTTGGCTGTCCAGTTCGGTCGTAGGGTGCGAAATCTCGTTGGATCGGAGTCTTATCATGACGTTTTTCCGCAAATTGAGCTACAAGCTGACTCGAAAAGCGCTTCCAGATGGGGAACTAATTTTGGAGGAGAGTATTTCGCCATTGGTGTGGGTGGCGCTCTTGCTGGGCGGGGTGCTGATCTATTTATTATTGATGACCCCCATTCCGAACAGGAAGCCAAGCTGGGAAGACCAGAAGTGTTTTTACCTGCGTGGGAATGGTTCCAATCAGGGCCAATACAGCGTCTTATGCCGGGTGGGGCAATCATTGTAGTAATGACCAGATGGAGCAAACTTGATCTTACTGGACAGATTGTTACGCAAATGGAGCGCAGTGAGGATGTGGATCGCTGGGAAGTGGTGGAGTTCCCGGCAATCGACGAGAACGACAACGCTCTCTGGCCCGAATTCTGGCCGGTTGAAGAGCTGTTGGCGAAAAAGGCATCACTGGATATACGATACTGGAACGCACAGTACATGCAGCAACCGACCTCGGAAGAGGGAGCGCTTATAAAGCGTGAGTGGTGGAATATGTGGGAAGAAGATGACCCACCGCAGTGCGAATTCACAATTATGTCGCTTGACGCGGCACAAGAAGCAAACAACCGATCTGACTTCAACGCCTTAACAACATGGGGTGTGTTCTACAACGAGGAAGTCAACAACTACAACATCATTCTCTTGAACTCAATCAAGAAACGAATGGAGTACCCCGAGCTAAAAGCACTCGTGCTTGAAGAGTATAGGGATTGGCAACCGGACGCGTTTATTGTGGAGAAGAAGTCCAGCGGTTCGGTGTTGTTTCAAGAGATGCGGCGTATGGGTGTGCCAATACAAGAGTTCACACCGGGCAAAGGACAAGACAAGATTTCCCGCGTAAACGCAGTCTCTTCACTGTTTCATGGCGGTATTGTGTGGGCACCACACAGACGTTGGGCGATGGAGGTTATAGAAGAATGTAACGACTTCCCGTCTGGCATTAATGATGACTTGGTTGACTCGACTACGCTGGCTCTACTACGTTTCCGGCAAGGTGGGTTTATTAGGCTTGAGACTGACGAACCTGAAGAAATTCAGTTGTTCAAGTCGAAGCGACGTGTCGCTTACTATTAAGGATTGATCATGACTCAAGACGAATGGAACAAGCTACCGCCGTATATAAGGTCGGCGTTAGAGAGACAAGGAGGCCATTATGGCATGGTTGAAAAAGCCCCGGCAAAAGACGCGCCTTATACTCGCGCAGGACTGACGCAAACAGAAGAATTTTTAGCGCCGATGAGAAGTGAAAATATTCTTGGTCTTAATAAGCCAGTGACTACCGACGAAGGACGGCGTACTTCTTATTCAGTTTATAACGATGCTGTTGATAAAAAACAATTAGCTTTAACAAGAGCACATGAGGCCGAACATGCTTTAGAGCAGCAAGGTATTGGCGGTGTAACAAGCATAAATTCTTTATGGAATTCACTTGTTGGTAAAAAAGGCTCTGATCGTGGCGAAATAGTAAATCGACTTGTGCAACATGCGCCGCATCTTGTCAAAAACTACGGACTGTCCGATAAACACGCGGAAGCAGGATATTTTTCTAAAAATGTTTTAAAGAATTCTTTAGACTCGCGTAATTATTTAGACGAACAATTTGCAACACTTTCCGCACTAGAGCAAGCGTCAGGAAAACGGTTTGTAGAAGACCCATATGTGCGTAAGTACATACTTAAAACGCCAGCAGAACGAGAAACATATGAAGCTTTGACGGGGCTACGTCAGACTCGTTTAGATGCAAAAGATTTACCCCCGTATACCCGCCAGCCGGGGTCTACATCTACTAAGGAAGACCCAGACGATAAGGGGTTTATGGCAAAAATTAAATCCATGCTTGGTATGTACCAAGGTGGCTTAATTGGAAAAAAATAATGGTTATCTTTGAGACTATTAAGTTTTGGTGGCGGGTTAAGAAGTACAACCGCAGACTATTAAAGCAAGCAAAAACGGCGGACAGAACGCCGTACGAAACAACGAAAGAAGACGTGGACAAGTGGTTCGAGGCAAACCCATTTGAACTTGACCGAGAGCTACTGAATACTCACCACATGGAACCGGCACCTAAGAGCCGGGCCGTGCATATATTTAGGAACATAAAATGAGCATCGAAAAAGGTTTATATGCCGCCCCGCAGGGCTTGGATCAGGCGAATATGGAGCCTGACTTGGAAATTGAGATCGAAGACCCGGAAGCTGTGCGCTTGCGCACAGAAGGGTTGGAGATTGAGATTGAGCCTCGTGAGATGGACGACGAGGACTTTGAAGCGAACTTGGCTGAGTTCATAGAAGACAACGAGTTGTCGCTTCTTGCCAGTGAGTTGATTGATGCGTACGAGGAGGATGTATCTAGCCGTAAAGACTGGGTACAGACATACGTTGACGGTCTTGATCTTCTTGGGATGAAACTCGATGAGCGAACAGAACCTTGGGCGGGTGCTTGCGGAGTTACACACCCTCTTCTCACAGAAACGCTCGTCAAATTCCAGTCTGAGACGATCATGGAAACTTTCCCGGCTGCTGGGCCGGTTAAGACGAAAATTATCGGTAAAGAGACTTCTGAAAAGAAAGATGCGGCTGAACGCGTCAAAGACGATATGAACTATCGTCTGACTGAAGAAATGCCTGAATACCGTCCTGAACATGAGCGTATGTTGTGGGGCTTGGGTCTGTCTGGTAATGCGTTCAAAAAAGTGTATTACGACCCGTCCCTTGGTAGGCAGACATCGATCTACGTTCCTGCTGAAGATGTAGTTGTACCGTACGGCGCGTCGTCATTAAGAACGTGTGAGCGTGTAACACACGTAATGCGTAAGACTCCAAACGAGCTACGCAAACTACAAGTATCGGGCTTTTATCTTGATGTTGACTTGGGTGACCCAGTTAATACCATTGAAGAAGTCGAGAAGAAGATTGCAGAAAAACTCGGCTTTAGAGCGACAACTGATGATCGCTACAAGCTCCTTGAGATGCAGGTTGACTTGGACTTGCCCGGTTATGAGGATGTAGATGATGAGGGTGAAGAGACAGGCATTGCGCTGCCATACATTGTAACTATAGAGAAGAGTACACAAACAATCCTCTCTATTCGCCGTAATTGGAGACCCGAAGACAAGCTTCAACACAAACGTATGCACTTCGTGCATTACGGCTATATCCCCGGTTTTGGCTTTTATTGCTTTGGTTTGATCCACTTGATCGGGGCATACGCGAAGTCAGGCACTTCTATATTGAGGCAGCTTGTTGACGCAGGTACGCTTTCAAACTTGCCGGGGGGATTGAAAACACGCGGTATGCGTGTCAAAGGCGACGATACACCGATCTCTCCGGGTGAATTTAGAGACGTAGATGTACCAAGCGGCGCGATACGTGACAACATTTTGCCACTGCCGTACAAGGAACCATCACAAGTTTTGGCTGGATTGATGAATCAAATCATCGAAGAAGGCCGTAGGTTTGCCAGCGCGGCTGACTTAAAAGTCAGTGACATGTCTGCCCAATCCCCCGTTGGCACGACGCTGGCTATTTTAGAGCGAACCCTGAAGATCATGTCAGCGGTTCAAGCGCGTATTCACTACGCGATGCACGAAGAGTTCCGCCTGTTAAAAGAGATCATTCGTGACTTCACACCAGACAAGTATGACTACGAGCCAGTAGACGGTTCACGTCGCGCTAAACAGAGTGATTATGACTCGGTGGATGTAATTCCTGTTAGCGACCCGAATGCGGCGACGATGTCGCAGAAGGTTGTGCAGTATCAGGCGGTGTTTCAGTTGGCTCAGAGCGCACCACAACTATATGACTTGCCGCTATTGCACCGTCAGATGGTTGAAGTACTGGGCGTGAAGAACGCGAACAAGTTAATTCCGATGGAGGATGACACTCGCCCGCGCGACCCCGTCACTGAGAACCAGAACATATTGATGGGTAAACCTGTCAAAGCGTTCTTGTATCAGGACCATCAGGCGCATATTGCTGTTCACATGGGCGCGATGCAAGACCCCAAGATTCAAGAAATCCTATCGCAGAACCCACAAGTTCAGATGATGCAAGCAGCAATGATGGCTCATATTAATGAGCACGTGGGCTATGAGTATCGCAAGCAGATGGAAGCAAACATGGGTCTCACGCTACCAAACTACGAAGAAGACGACGATGTAATGATCCCGAAAGAGATCGAAGTCGAAGTATCTCAACGTGCTGCACAAGCTACACAACAACTTGTACAACAGCACATGCAAGAAGCCCAACAGCAACAGGCTCAACAACAGATGCAAGACCCGATCATACAGATGCAGATGCAAGAGTTGCAGATCAAACAGGCAGAAGTTCAGCGCAAGATCGCCAAAGACCAGCTTGATGCAGCAGCGAAAGATAAACAGATGGCGATTGAAATGGAGCGTATTAATGCTCAGAAAGAAATCGCTGGGGCAAACATGGCGGTTAAGACACATACTGACCGCATAAAGCTAGATAAACAGCAAGAAACTGAAGGCTTCCGCGCAGCAATAAACTTGCAGCAGCAGCGTATGAATCAGCAGCAACAGAAATCCAAACCCCCACAGAAAGGGAAACCTAAATGAACGCTATAGAAGCAGCCCTCAAAGAAATACGTGAGCGTCGGTCACAACTATCTGACGGTCTAGGTAATAGGTCGGCTAGAACTTTTGATGAGTATCAATTTATCTGCGGTGAAATTCGAGGTCTCACCGCAGTGGAGACGTATTTAATAGACCTCGCAAAACACATGGAGCACTTTGATGACTGAACTTGCCATCGCTACAGACAGCGGTGAAGTATCCACCCTGCCACAAACAGCAGAAGAAAAGGCAAAGCAACTGCCTGAGCCTTCTGGTTACCGTATTTTGGTAGCTATTCCTGAGATCGAAGATAAGTATGAAAGTGGTCTGATTAAGGCTGACTCGACTATGCACTACGAGGAAGTCTTGAGCACGGTCTTTTTTGTCGTGAAACTAGGCCCCGACGCTTACAAGGATGAAAAGCGGTTCCCGAATGGCCCTTGGTGTAAACAGGGCGATTTTATTCTTGCGCGGCCTAATTCCGGTACTCGACTAAAGATTCACGGGCGAGAGTTCAGGATCATTAATGATGACAGTGTAGAAGCTATTGTTGACGATCCACGCGGTATTTCACGTCCATAAGGAGAGACCATGTCAGCTAATTTTCAGAAAGACGAGTACAAGTTTCCCGATGAGGTAGACGAGACGAAAGCTTCAGCCCAAGAGGATGAAGAGGAGTTTGTCGTCGAAATCGAGGACGATACCCCGGAAGAAGATCGTGGTAAGGAACCTCTCCCTAAAGATATTATTAATTCACTTGAAGCCCCAGAAGACGGCGGAGAGTACCCCGAGGAAGTTATTGTCAAGTTTAAGCAGTATAAAAAAGCTTGGCATGACGAGCGCCGGGAGAAGGAGGCTGCGTTCCGTGAGCAAGAAGAAGCTCTGCGGATAGCACAGTCCATCCTAGAAGAGAACAAGCGTCTCAAAGCTACCTTGTCTACTGGTGAGCAAGAGTACATCGCAACGGTCAAAGCGGCGGCTGAAACCGAAGTGGAAGTGGCAAAACGCAACTATCGGGAAGCCTATGACTCGGGCGATACTGATAAGTTAGTTGACGCACAGGAAGCCTTAATGCAGGCGTCTTTAAAGTTGGATCGCACAAAAAACTTTAAACCCACTTTACAAGAGGAAGAAACTGAGGTACAACTGCCGCAAAGATCGCAACCTGATAACAAAACTCAAGTTGCCGATCCAAAGTTTCAAGATTGGCAACGTCGAAATTCTAATTGGTTCCAAAAGGACGAGGAGATGACCGACGCTGCAATGGGGTTGCATAAGAAGCTTTATCGTGAGTACGGCCCTGAATATATTGGTACTGACGATTATTATGAGCGCATCGACAAAACGATCCGCAAGCGATTCCCAGAAGCTTTTAACGCTTCAGAAGTTGAGGTACAGAAACCTCAAAAAAGTAAGCCGAGTACAGTCGTTGCTTCAGCTAAGCGGAGCACGGCTCCGAAGCAGATTAAGTTGACCCAGACACAAGCAGCGCTGGCTAAAAAATTTAAACTGACCCCGGAGCAATACGCCCGCGAAGTCCTCAAATTGGAGAACAGATAATGGCTGAGAACAGACTAACTCGTGAACTAGAAGCCCGTACACAACAGGAACGCCCCAAGCAGTGGGCACCTGCTGAGCTATTGCCAGAACCAGATAAACAGCCCGGTTTTGCGTACAGGTGGATTCGTGTTTCTACACTTAACAGACCAGACCCGAAGAATATCTCAGGGAAGCTGAGAGAAGGATGGGAACCTGTAAGGATTGAGGAACAACCAAAGTTTCAACTGCTAGTCGATCCGACAAGTCGCTTTAAAGACAACATCGAGGTAGACGGGTTATTGTTGTGCAAGGCTCCGGAAGAGTTTGTAAAACAGCGTAGTGATTATTTCGCTAAACAGACTCAAGCCCAGACGGTTGCAATTGACAATAGCTTCATGCGTGAGAATGATGTTCGGATGCCGCTCTTTGCGGAGCGTAAATCTTCAACATCATTTGGAAAAGGTTAATTTCTAATTACTGGAGCTTAATATGGCTTATCCGACTGTAAATGCCCCCTACGGGCTAAAACCGATCAATTTGATCGGCGGTCAGGTGTTCGCGGGCCAAACTCGTGAACTCCCGATTGCAAGTGGCTACAGCACCGCTATTTATAATGGTGACGTAGTTAAATTTAATACTACTGACGGTACTATTGTCAAAGAAACCGGCACTGCTACTGTCAGTACCAATGGTGTTGTGGGCGTATTTCTTGGTTGCACTTATACTAACCCATCGACTGGTCAGAAGCTGTTTGCCAACTCGTATCCTACGGGTGGTGTCGTTGCTTCGGACATTCTGGCTTATGTGGCAGATGATCCTGACCAACTGTTCAAGGTTGCTGTGACTGGCGGTTCGACTTCGTCCACCATCACCCCAATTGATGCCGCAATTCTGGGCAGCAACATGGGCATTTCGCAGCCCGCCTCGAATACCACAATCTCTGGTAACTCCAACATCGGCGCATACAATGCGGCAGATAGCACTGTTGCTACGCTTCCGTTGCGTGTCGTTGGTCTGGTTCCTGAGACCACTAATTCGAGCGGCGACTACAGTGAAGTAATCGTCAAATGGAATGCTTCAAGTTTGAGTGTAACAACCGATGAGGGTGTGGTAACAGCGGTTTCTATTGCTGGTGGGCACTGCTACCTGAACCCGAACGGTCAGTTCAACGTATAAGGGAGTTAAATCATGGCTATTTCACGCGCACAACTACTGAAAGAGCTGCTCCCCGGCTTGAACGCACTGTTCGGTCTGGAGTATGCTCGTTACGGCGAAGAACACAAGGAAATCTACGAAACCGAGACTTCCGAGCGTTCTTTTGAAGAAGAAACAAAACTGTCGGGTTTCTCGGCTGCTCCAGTCAAGAACGAAGGCTCTGCAATTGCTTATGACAATGCGCAGGAAGCTTGGACCGCTCGATACAACCACGAAACCATCGCTTTGGGTTTCTCGCTGACCGAAGAGGCCATCGAAGATAACCTGTATGACAGCCTGTCGGCTCGTTATACCAAGGCGCTGGCTCGTGCTATGTCGTACACCAAGCAAGTCAAAGCAGCAAATGTTCTGAACAACGGCTTCTCCGCGTCCTACCCGGGCGGTGACGGCAAGGCCCTGTTTGCAACTGATCACCCTCTGGTCGGTGGTGGCACTAACTCTAACGAGCCAACTACTCCTGCTGACCTGAACGAAACTTCGCTGGAAAACGCTGTGATTCAAATCGCTGCGTGGACTGACGAACGTGGTCTGCTGATTGCTGCTAAGCCCCGTAAGCTGATCGTTCCCCCTGCTCTCCAGTTCGTTGCGACTCGTCTGCTGGAAACCGAACTCCGTGTCGGTACCAATGACAACGACGTTAATGCTCTGAAGAACAATGGTTCGATCCCAGAAGGCTATACGATCAATCACTTCCTGACCGACACGAATGCTTGGTACCTTACTACCGACGTTCCAAACGGCATGAAGCACTTTGTTCGTAGCCCACTGGCTAACTCGATGGACGGCGACTTTGATACCGGCAACGTCCGTTACAAAGCTCGTGAGCGTTACTCGTTCGGCTGGTCTGACCCGCTGGGCATGTACGGTTCACCCGGAGCGTAAGAAAAAAGGGGGCTTTACGGCCCCCTTTTTTTGGTATATAAAGCAGTAAACCGGGATTATCCGGCGCTTACGAACAGGCTCCCGGCCTGACGACATGCAGATCGTTTGCGCTTAACTCGCATGTGAGGACAACTCAAATGGCACTTTCTACTACCCAAAGCATCTGGCGTTCGGGCGGTGGCGATCAGACTCGCACCGCGTATTGTGGTTCCGGCGTTATGGCTGCTGAATTCTATATCGATGACGCTTCTCCAGCTATCGCTGGCACTCAAGTTAAAGTTTCTTCTGTCTCTGGCGCTCCGGCTCTTATTCTTCCATCTGGTGCTGTTGTCGTTTCAGTAAGTATTACTGCTGAAACCGGCTCTGGTACGTTCGATTTGGGCACAACCGGCTACACCTCTGGTACTGCCGACAATAACTACATCGCTTCTGGCGTGACTGTAGCTGTCGGTACAACTTCAGTTGGCTCGGTGGTTTCTGGCGCAGCTTTGACCGAGATGTCATATGTGACTGTGACAGACAACACGGGTGCTTCCGGCACTGTTACTGGCTTTATCACTTACTTCGTTACCGATCCGCTGGTTGGTCAGCAAAATGTCTGATAGGAGTGAGATATGCGTCCAGTTGTTTTTACTGTAACTGGGGTTGGGAACTCTAACGTCTACCCTCTGGATTTGTATATCTCTCCAGCGAATATTGGTATGGCAGTTACTGTTACCGGCACTATTACGTATACGGTGCAATATACATTTGATGATGTGTTTGCACCTACGTATAGCCCAGCATCCGGGAATTGGTTTAACCACCCCACTCTTACGGGGTCTGTGGCTTCCAATTCAAACATCGCTTACCCCGCTACCGGTATACGACTAAACACGTCTGCTGGTACAGGTACTGCGACACTCACTATTATCCAAGCTGGCGGAGGTGGAAGAGCATGAGTATTGCTACTGACATTACTGGCTCCCCTGTTGGCGGCTCCATAACTCAACTTGTGGAGTTGTTGGCAAATCCTGACGCTTATGCAGCCAAACTTAAAGTACTTCAAGACGCTACGGCAGAATACAAAAAGTATGTAGAGCTATACGGTGTCGCTGCGGATATTGAAAGTTTGCGAAATCAAGCAAAAGGTTTGCGCAGCGAAGCAGAAGCGTATAAAGACTCTGCGATTGCTAAAGCTGACTCTGATTTAAATGCAGCGCAAGCTAAAGCAACCACAGTTATTGTAAACGCAGAGCAACAAGCAGCTTCGTTGAGAATTGACGCAGAAGCCGTAAAGGCTCAGGCAGATGATTTTCTTTCTCAAGCAAAAGCGCAGCTAACCCAAGTAAAAGCAGCACAAGCACGTGCTGAAGCCGCTCAGGCTGCGGCAGAAGTTGAACGCAGGAAAGCTGTTGAGGCGCAAGCGCAGCTTGATACAACCTTAGCTGAAGCACAGGTAATGAAAGATTCGCTCATTGCCAAGCAAAAAGCGTTTCAGGCGCTTGTTCAGGGGCTGTAAGTGTCTATCGCTCCACATGCGGGGATCATAGATTTCGGAACATTTGTTTCGCCTACGCCCCTGTCTGACGGAATTCAAGGTGAGGTTCCCCAGCCTTTAGCTGGGCAAGAAGGCTATTTACTTAGTGCATCCGGGTGGATTCCGGGGGGTAGTGGTACAGGAGATGTAGTTGGGCCTTCATCAGCGACGGACAACGCAATTGCTCGCTTTGATAGCGCTACTGGTAAGCTAATACAAAATAGCACTATTACAGTAAGTGATACCGGCGATATGGCAGGTGTTGCTTCGTTAGGTGTAGCTAATTACGTAGATTTTAGTACCTCACCCACGGTCACTAACGCGGCTGGTCGGCTTTATTGGAATAACACACAAGAGACCTTAGTAGCCGGGTTAAACGCTAATGTTGCGGCGGATATTGGTCAGACATTGTATGCGTATGTAACCAACGATGAAGCGGTCACAATTAATAAAGGTCAGCCTGTTTACATGTATGGGGCGCAGGGCGACCGTGTGTCTGTCAAGCTGGCATACAACACAGGTGATGCAACATCAGCTAAAACTTTAGGTATATGTGCTGAAAATATTGGCGCGGGACAAGCGGGGCTAGTCCTATGCCAAGGTGCGCAGGGTGGTTTGAATTTAAGTGCATACAGCCCCGGCGATACTTTATATCTTGGAGCGACAGCGGGCACATTAACTAATGTTAAACCCTATGCCCCGAACCATTTGGTATATATCGGCGTAGTTGAACGGGCAAATGCTGGTAATGGTCGCCTGTATGTGCGCATACAGAATGGTTACGAGATGGATGAACTACATAACGTCTCGGCGCAAAATCCATCTAGCGGTCAGGTATTAATCTATAACGCTACGACTAGTTTATGGGTAAAAGCTTTTTTAACCGCTGGTACAGGGATTGGCGTAGCTAATGGTGCTGGATCGATTACGATCAGTAATACCGCACCAGATCAAACTGTGTCGTTGACTGGCGGCACAGGCATAAGCACATCTGGTACATACCCTAGCTTTACGATTACTAATACATTACCCATGACATACCCTGCGTTGGGCATTCCCAACTCTACTGGTACAGCTTGGGGAACGTCTTATTCGACTACCGGCTCTGGTACGGTGGTGGCGCTTGCTACTTCGCCCAACTTTATCACCCCTATTCTTGGCGCCCCCCAATCAGGTGACTTTAGTACCGGCACATTTACGTGGCCCACGTTTAACCAAAACACGACAGGTACAGCTAGTAATGTAACGGGTACTGTAGCTATAGCTAATGGCGGTACAGGGGCTACGGATGCTGCTAATGCTAGATCAAATTTAAGCGCGGCGAAAAGCGGTACAAATACAGACATTACGTCGATTACTTTAACTACGGGCACGATTTCTACAGCACCAAGTTCAAGTACGGATATTGTAAATAAGGCATACGCGGATTCAATTGCTGGCAGTCTTAACTACCATATAGCCTGTAGTTATGCTACTACGACGGCTCTACCTGCAAATACTTATAACAATGGGTCAAGCGGGGTAGGAGCAACATTGACCGCTAATGCTAACGGTACCTTGACGATTGATGGCTATACGCTATTGTCTAGTGACATAGGTAAGCGCCTATTGATAAAAAACGAATCAACTCAAGCCAACAACGGCGTCTATACGTTAACGCAGGAAGGCACCGCCAGTCAGCCTTATATTTTGACAAGGGCAACCGATTTTAATACTGCTGGGTCGGGCGTAAACCAGATTGATGCTGGCGACTTTCTTTATGTCCTTGGTGGCTCTAGCCTTGCTAATACTTCATGGGTTCAACAGACACCGCTGCCCATTACAGTTGGAACGACAGCAATTGTGTTTATCCAATTTGGGGCGGGTGGTACGACTTATACGGCAGGAACCGGACTAACACTAACCGGTAATCAATTTTCGATTACGAATGTTGGCACGGCGGCTACTTACGGTTCAGCATCACAAGTCCCGGTCTTTACGACCAACGCGCAAGGGCAAGTTACTTCAGTTACGAACACTTCTATTGCTATTGCTGGCAGCGCTGTATCTGGCAATATTTCGGGTGATGCGGCTAATGTCACAGGTATTGTAGCCATAGCCAACGGTGGATCGGGCCAAACTTCGGCTCAAGCAGCTATGAACGCTTTTGCTGGGGCTGTTACTAGCGGGTCGTATCTACGGGGTGACGGTACAAACGTAGTGATGTCCACTATTCAGGCAGCGGATGTACCTACGCTAAACCAAAATACTACCGGCACGGCTAGTAACGTAACGGGCACGGTTGCTGTAGCTAATGGCGGGACTGGGCAGACAACCTACACCAACGGGCAATTACTTATTGGCAACACAACGGGTAATACTCTCGCAAAAGCTACATTAACAGCGGGCGATGGGGTTACTATAACCAATGGTGCGGGTAGTATTACGGTTGCAAGCCCTTTGGCTGAATCAACATCTGTCTTTGTTACAGGAACAGCGCAGACTTATACTGCCCCCGCGAACACTCAGTGGGTAAAAGTGACAGCAGTTGGCCCCGGTGGTAACGGCGGCGGAGCTAATAACCAAAGGGCTACGGGTGGCGGTGGCGGCGGTGTGGCTATTAAGTGGTTGGTGATGGCTGCGGGCCAGACCCTTACTTACACAGTTGGAACTGCATCTGGCACGGCATCTACGGTATCATCTGGGACATTAAGTATTACAACTATATCGGCGGGATCAGGAGCAAATGGTGCGGGAACCGCTTATGCTGCATCGGTGACTGCGGGTGCGGCTGGTGGTGCAGCATCAGGTGGAGATGTAAATATAGCAGGTGGACGAAGCAATTCATCTTTTGGTTCCGCTAATACAGTACTAACAAATTTTTCAGGCAAGGGTGGCGACTGTCCCGGCTTTGGAACAGGTGGTTTAGCTGTTGGATGTGTCGCTACTGCGGGAACAGTAGGTAACGGTTTTGGAGCTGGGGGCGGAGGCTCTCATGGTAACAATACATCGGCCTTGGGTACAGGTGGGGTCATTATTTTTGAGGCTTACTAAATGGCTAAGACTCCAGCATGGCAGCGCAAAGAAGGCAAGTCCGAAAAGGGCGGTTTGAACGCCAAAGGACGGGCTTCGTATAACGCAGCGAATCCGGGGAAACCCGGTCTGAAAGCACCGCAGCCAGAAGGTGGGGCTAGGAAGAAGTCATTCTGCGCCCGGATGTCTGGGATGAAAAAGAAGCTGACTTCTTCGAAGACTGCTAATGATCCAAATAGCCGTATTAATAAATCTTTGAGAGCTTGGAAGTGTTGAACATGGCAACTCCTGAAATTGAAACAGCGCGGGAACTAGCTACCCATGCAAATGACATAGAGCATTTGCAGAAGGATATGGACAAGCTCGTCCAAGATATGGAAGAAATAAAGAAGGCCATACAAAGTATTCAGACAACTCTGTCTGAGGCTAAAGGCGGCTGGCGTTTATTGGCTGCTGCCGCAGGTGCGGGTGGTGTATTGACTATAATTGCTGAAAGCGTAATTAAACTTTGGAGTAAATAATGGCTACCAAAAAAGTCAAAAAATTTGGTCGCGGCGGTGACATCCTTACTGGTGTTGGCGCAGCTCTGTTGGGCAAAGCTCTGTACGATAAGTATATGGGCAGTCAAGACGACAAGAAAAAAGACACTTCTACAAAAAATGAAGGTAGTGGTGAGACTACTCCAAAGCCAAGAATAGACGAAGAGGTTACGAAAGCGCAGAAGTCATCTAATACAAGTAAAGACGAAACTTCTGACAAAGTTGAAGCTAAAGAGCTTTCTAAGCGGGGTAAGTTTCCATACGAGACAGAAGACGGCACAAGCGGCGCTAGTCCTAGTGAGTATAAATCTGCTGCCCCTGCCCCTGCTCCTGTGATAAAGAAAGATAAAAAAGCCGCAGCCTCAACTACTACGTCAGCGGCAAAATCCATAACAGGTGGCCCGCCAGATTTAAAACCCGGTCAATCTATAACTGTAGGTGAAGGTAATTTAAAGCCTTATCCAGTTAATCTCCCCTCTGTTAAAGCAGCAGAACATCGAAAGTTTTTACAGAAAAGAGCAGGGCTTAGTGGCACGGGTATAACTACGCCCGGTGACCCAAGAAAAACCAAAGCTACGTTGGAGCCATCTCCGGCTGTGCAACGTGCTAAAAAAGCAATCGAAGGCACCATAGAGAACAGAAACAGAAGCACCGTTCGTACTCCTGAACAAAGGATGGCAGAAGGTGCAAGAGAAGTAGAAAGACGCCGCAAAGAAGAACTTGCTAAAAAACAAGGCTACGGCATCAAGAAAGGTGGCATGGTAAAGAAATACGCGGCAGGTGGCGCGATCAAAGCGTCCAAGATGGGTTCAGTTAAGACAGCTAAACCCGCTATGCGTTCTGCTTCATCCCGTGCTGACGGTATTGCAATTCGTGGGAAAACGAGGGCTTAATTATGTCTTACAAATCTAAAGACAAGATTTACTACGACTCCGCCACTGGCGCAACCTTCAAGGAAGCGTTCGCTGATGCTCGTAAAGAAGGCCAGAAAACTTTTGAGTGGAACGGCAAAAAGTACGGTACCAAGCTAAAAGGCGAAGACGAGCCAAAGCAGGGTAAGGTTAGAGAAGACCCTACGATTGAAGCTGGCACACGTCAGAAGTCCGTACCCAAGGAAGAGAAGAAAGAAGACAAGCGGTCTCGCGGCACTGCCGCTAGTCTTGCTGGCGCTGGTCTAGGTCTTGGCGCGATGGCTGTTCTAAGCGGCCTACGCGGTGCAGAGCGCGCCCGCGCGGAACGTGAACTGAATAAAGGTAAGGAATACAAGGCATCCCCCCGCATAAAAGATTTAGGACCCGGTGAAGCTACTTGGGAAGGTGAAGGCGGGCGGTATTATAAAAAAGGCGGCAAAGTTAAGAAGTTTGCTGGCGGTGGTATGTACGAGAATATTCCGGCTAGGGGTAATCAGAAACCTTCTGGCTCTGTCAGGTCGACCGCTACAAAATTACCCGATAGGACCAAGGTAGACCCAGACGCACCTTCGCAAACTGTGCTTGAGTCGCTCCAAAACGAGCGCAAGAATCAGGAACAGGACATCCGTAATCGCAAAGAGCGTGAAGCGTATGACAAAGGCGAAAAGACTCGTCTGAAAGACCAAGGCGGTCTCAAGAAGGGTGGTATGGCTTCATCTCGCGGTGATGGTATTGCTATGCGCGGCAAGACGAAAGGCAGGATGATCTAATGCCAGCTAAATCTGCCAAGCAGGAAAGGTTCATGCAAGCTGTGGCGAACAACCCAAAGTTTGCAAAGAAAGTCGGCGTCCCTGTAACTGTGGGACAAGAGTTCACTAAATCAGGAGGCGGTATGGCTGAGTCAAAGAAGATGGTTAAGAAGGAAGTCGACTTCATGAAAAAGAAGGGTGCTCCTAAATCGATGGTTAAGCATGAAATGGCGGAGGCTGGTATGAAAAAAGGCAGCATGGCGAAGTACGCTAAAGGCGGTATGGTTGCCCCATCCAAGATGGGTTCGGTTCGTACTGCGGCTCCTAGCAAAGACGGTATCGCTGCCAAAGGCAAGACCAAAGGCAAGCAAATCGTTATGGCTGGCGCTAAAGGTATGAAAAAAGGCGGCTACTGCTAATAGGAGGCAGGCATGAGAAACGAAGACCTTTTAGCACTTGCTGCTTTGGCTGGAGGTGTGGCTGCTTTTAAAAATAAAGCAGACAAGGACTACGCTGAATTGCCTGAGCAAAAAGAAGTAGCTGCAAGGCGGGCAAAAAGACGCGAAGAGTTGGATTCGTTTGTGGCTAAAAACCGTAAAGCGTCGCCCGAAGAATTAAGCGAAGCAAGACGGAAAGCCGCAAGTGAAGAGTTGAACCTTAAAAACACAGGTCGCCGTAAAATTCCTATGATAGATAGTAGTGGTAATCCTATAACTACGCGGTCTGGGTTTGCACACACTGAAGGCATGAAAAAAGGCGGTAAAGTGTCTTCGGCCTCTTCTCGTGCTGATGGTATTGCCCAAAAAGGTAAGACGAAAGGTAGGATGATCTGATGATGGCCTCGCGTGGTATGGGTGCAATCAACCCTTCCAAGATGCCCGGCGGGAAAAAGAAAGCCCGTCGGGATGACACCGACTTTACGCAGTACGCTGAAGGCGGCAAGGTCAATGCTGCTGGTAACTACACCAAGCCCGGTCTACGTAAGAAGATTGTGTCGCAGGTAAAGTCCGCAGCAACTCATGGCACGGGCGCAGGTCAGTGGTCTGCCCGCAAAGCGCAGCTTGTGGCTAAGAAGTATAAAGCCGCAGGTGGAGGATACCGAGATTGAAAGCGCCACAGCAATCGCTAAAAAACTGGGGAGACCAGAAATGGCGGACTAAGTCCGGTAAACCCTCCAGTAAAACCGGTGAGCGGTACCTGCCGGAGAAGGCGATTAAGGCGTTGAGTCCTGCTGAGTATGCGGCGACAACCAAGGCCAAGCGGGCGGGTAAGAAAGCAGGAAAGCAGTTCGTAGCGCAGCCTAAAGGCATTGCAAAGAAGACAGCGGGGTTTAGATAATGGCTGATAAAAATTTTTTAGGGTTGGATTGGGAAAACATACCCACACCAAAGAAAAATGTTAAGAAGGCTGATCCGGGAGAGCCGGGCAGTGAAAAATTTAAGAGAGTGTCTGCCGCTTTACGGGAAGAAACGCAAGAAGCCAAAGAGTGGGCAAAAAGGCATGATGAAGCAAGAAAAGCCACCAATGCAAGAATAAATTTTCTTGGTATTGACGACATGCTCAAAGCCGATGAACAAAAGCGCCAAGAACGTCTTGGTCGTGGTGGCGGTGGCGGTGGCGGTGGCGGTGGCGGTGGCGGTGGGGGCCGTGGCGGTGGCGGTGGCAGTTTGCTACGCCAAATGAACCCGCAAGCGCTAATATACAAAAAAGGCGGCAAAGTGCGCACAGCCTCGCAACGTGCAGATGGGATTGCAATGCGTGGGAAAACGAGGGCTTAAATGGCATTCACTACCTCAGTATCGACGTTTAACCCAGACCTCAACGAGATATTCGAAGAGGCGTTTGAGCGTTGTGGGCAAGAGATGCGTACGGGTTATGACTTCCGTACGGCGCGACGCAGCCTGAATTTCCTGCTGGGGGAGTGGGCTAACCGTGGCGTGAACTTGTGGACTATTGAGCAAGGCTCGATTAACTTGGCGCAGGGGGTAACTACCTATGATCTACCTAATGATACCGTTGATCTTCTGGAACATGTTATTCGCACTGATTCCGGACAGGGTCCTAACCAGACTGATTTGAACATCACCCGTATTTCGGTCTCAACTTACTCGACTATTCCGAACAAGTTGGCACAAGGTCGTCCTATTCAAGTGTGGATTAATCGGCAAAGTGGACAGACAACAAATTTAATTGGCGCGACTTCGGCTAACCCACAGATTAATGTGTGGCCCGCGCCGGATCAGGGCACTACTTTGAACCCCTATTACGTGTTTTACTATTGGCGCATGAAGCGTATTTATGACGCGGGCAATGGTATAAACGTGCCAGATATTCCGTTTCGATTCCAGAACTGCTTAGTGGCGGGGCTGGCTTTTATGTTATCGATTAAGTTGCCGAATGCCGATCCGGTTAGGTCACAAGCGTTGAAGGCAATGTACGATGAAGCATGGGATTTAGCTGCTGGTGAAGACCGCGAGAAGGCGGCTGACCGGCTTGTTCCACGTGAAATGTTTTTCTAATGGGCAACAGATTTTCTAGTGCGAAAAACTCGATTGCGGAATGTGACCGCTGCGGGTTTCGCTACAAGTTAAAAGAACTAAAGAAGCTGACGATCAAGACTAAGCAGGTATCGATTAAAGTTTGTAAAACTTGTTGGGAACCGGATCAGCCGCAATTGCAATTAGGAATGTATCCAGTGCAGGACCCACAAGCAGTACGGGAACCGCGCCCTGATAACAGCTATGTACAAGCCGGTTATACGGGGCTACAGTTGACGTTAAATACAGACTTTGGTGATCCGTCAGGCGGTAGTAGGATATATCAGTGGGGGTGGAATCCTATAGGGGGTTCAAGGGCCGATGATACTGGGCTAACCCCAAATGATTTAATTGGCGTTGGTCAAGTAGGCAGTTTAACGGTGGTAATTACGTAGGAGCAATTATGGACAGCATGAAGAAAGTAGCCAAGGCGGAAGTCAAGGCGCATGAGAAGCGGATGCACAAGGGTATGGCTAAAGGCGGCGTGACTGGCATGGCGATGAAAAAAATGGGCCGTAATATGGCTCGTGCCATGAATCAGCGCAGCGGTGGTCGGGGCCGATAATGGCTAAATATTCACAAAAGGTGGGTGGCAAGGAAATAGGCCAAGCTGCCATTTACGCGGAGCCACATACTATGGACGGTAAAAAGACTAAAGCAGTTGTGCCTGAGAAGACAGGTACAGCTTGCATGAACGAGATGAACATCGCAGGTGGGGTTCTTAGTAAAGGTAACTACAAAGAGCCAAAGACAACTGGTATCAAAATTCGTGGTACTGGCGCGGCAACTAAAGGTACGATGGCTCGTGGTCCAATGGGTTAATTATGAATTACACGGAACTGTTCAATACTATTAAGTCTTACTGCGAAAACGATTTCGCAGCGTCGTCCTTTACGGCGTCGAACGGCGGCGCTGTTGTGGTGCCTAGTAATGAGCAGGTCAATACGTTCATCAGACAAGCAGAGCAGCGTATTTATAACTCTGGCAATCCGCCTATCCTGAAGCACAATGTTTACGGCGACTTGAGTCAGGGCAATAAATATTTGAACTTGCCGCCAGATTTTCTGGCGGTGTATTCGTTGGCAGTGCTGACTGACACGGCAGCGGGGGAAGATAGTCCGCAGGAGTTCTTGCTCAACAAAGATGTTAGCTTTATTCGGCAGTCATACCCTGATCCGACTTACGAGGATGTACCGCTGTATTACGCGTTGTTTGGTCCTAATGTTGGGCCTAATGTACCACTGCCAAATACAAATTACACAATGATTGTTGCGCCTACACCTGACGAAAACTATCGGGTTGAACTGCATTACTTCCGTTACCCAGAGTCGATTGTTACTGCTGGTACGTCATGGCTTGGCAATAATTTCGACACAGTATTGTTGTACGGCGCGTTGATGGAAGCCATCATGTTCATGAAGGGCGAACAAGATTTGGTCATGTTCTACAAATCGCGGTATGACGAAGCGTTAATGTTGTACAAGCAATTGACTGACGGCAAAGAACGTCAAGACTCGTACCGTTCTGGACAACCACGGGTGCCAACGGCGTAATTTAATTAGGAGTTCTAAATGGCAATTACACAATCACTCTGCACAAGCTTTAAGGTTGACCTCCTTAGCGGCACTATGGATTTCACGGCGGGCACCGGCGACACGTTTAAAATGGCGCTCTACACCTCGTCCGCTACGCTTGGCCCAACCACCACAGCTTACAGTGCAACTAACGAAATTAGTGGTACCGGGTACACGGCTGGAGGTAATACGCTGACCGTATCGCAGTCGCCGACATCAGGCGGCACTACTGCATTTATTTCGTTTAACAATACTACATGGACTTCGGCATCATTTACTTGCCGTGGCGCGTTGATATACAACAGCAGCCAGTCCAATAAAGCGGTGGCTGTCTTCGACTTTGGTTCAGATAAAACTGTTGTAGCTGGTACGTTTACCGTTTCGTTCCCAGTTGCGGATGCAACTAACGCTGTTATCCGTATCGCTTAATAGGGGGCAATCATGGCATTTGTGATTAATGACCGGGTACTTGAAACCTCTACTGTTATAGGTACGGGTCCGGCTACTCTGCTTGGTGCTTCTACAGGCTTTCAAAGTTTTTCGGCGGGTATTGGTGGTAGCAATACAACTTATTACTGTATTGTTAACCCGAACGTAGCTGCGGAATGGGAAGTAGGTCTTGGCACTCTTGACGCTGGTGGGACTATTCTTACCCGTACAACTGTTTACAAGTCTTCTAACTCAAACAACGCAGTTGTATTTACTGCTGGCACCAAAACTGTATTTGGCACATACCCCTCGTCACGTTCGGTTAACTACGCTCCTGACGGCTCCGTAACTATTACAGGCGCAGCGACGTTTAATAGCACGGTCGGTATATCAGGCGTTACAACTGTAAACAACACAGTCACTGTCACATCAGCGACCAATAGCCCGCTTACCATAAATAACGGTGGCACTGGCACACCACTGCCTAATTCCGCTGCGTCTTTTTACAATGATGTAAACAGCTACTCTCAGATCAATTACCAAAACTTGAACGCTGGCAACAGCGCATCTACTGATTTGGTTTTGACAGCAGACAATGGTAACGACACGACTAATTTCGTTGACTTTGGTATTAACAGCTCAACGTATAATCTTGGTACGTTTACGATTACCGGGGCTAACGATGGTTACTTGTACTCACAGAGTACTAACCTTGCAATTGGAACAGCAGCGGCAGCTAAATCTGTTAAGTTCTTCCAAGGTGGCACTCTCGCTGCAAACGAGGTAGCTCGGTTTGCCCCGACTACGAACAACCTCTTGGTCGGTACAACGTCGGACGGCGCGGGTACGTCAAAAATTCGTGCTGCGGGCGTAATCGAGTCAACTACAGGCGGCTTTAAGTTTCCTAACGGCACAGTACAGACTTCAGCCAACCAAGCGTTTATTTATATGGTAAATCTGGGTACAACGCCTATCCAGTCTTACAATTACTCGTTTACTGATGCTAATGCTACGACCTCTAGCGTAATTTCAATCCGTGCTACTCCTTTGTCTGGCGGTGAAATTATTGCACTTGGTACTATTACCGGCGGGTCTGGATATGTGAACGGGACTTACACGAACGTACCTCTTACTGGCGGTTCTGGCACTACCGCAGTGGCTGCGACAATTGTGGTTGACGTTGGCGCGGTTACTTCTGTAACCCTTCCCGCTGCTGGTACAGGTATTAATTATGCCTATGGCGACACGCTCTCGGCGTCAAATGCCAATTTAGGTGGATCAGGTTCTGGTTTTTCAATACCCGTTGCGTTACTTGCGGCTGGAGGCGATGAGCTAGAAATGGACGGTATTAATGTTTCAGGTCAGTGTTTGACAAATGGGACTATTACTGTTTATGTTAACGCAAGCCCCGGTTATATAGCTGGGGGCCGCACTTTTGCATACACTCTCGGCTAATTTATAGGAGCTTCAAATGGCAATTATTCAATCTGGTGCAAATAGCACTGTTCTTCAAACTGTTGATCCAACCATGCTGGCGGCGCGCGTTTCTGAGCGTCCACCAGAAATTCTTGGTGCGTATCAAATGACCCTGACTTCTGGTTCATTGACCGCTGTAGCTGCTGCTGCTACGGTATTCTCTTTCCGTTGGGCACCGGCTACTGCTACCCAGCTTTGCATGGTTCGCCGTGTTGAGGTTGGTTTCTCGACTATCACAGCTTTCGGTACTGCTCAGTCTTTGCAGTACTCGATGCAGATTGCTCGTCAGTGGACAGCTAACGATACCGTCGGTACTACGGCGCTGTTTACCCAGACTAACACTGGTAAGTTCCGTACCACTATGCCTACTTCGGCGTTTGCTGGCGGCGGTCAGATTTTTATCGCAAATACTGGTGCAATCACTGCCGGTACTCGTACGCTTGATACCCAAGCTATTGCGACTGTACAAGGTCAGTCAACTGCAATTGGTACTGTATTGACCGCTACTCCAATTTTCCAACATCAGCCGGGCGACTACCCAATTATTCTTGCTAGTAACGAAGGCTTTATCCTTAACAACGTGCAGCTTATGGGTGCGACTGGTGTAATTAACTTGACTGTTAACGTCGAGTGGATGGAACTTGCAGCAACTACTGGCAACCCAATCGCTTACTAATGAAGTAAACGGGGCGGCGAAAGCCGCCCTAGTTCAATAGGGGTTTGTATGTTAGGTCTTGCTCCGTTTTCAGGTGTCCCGTTTTCGGGTTATTTAATATTTGAGCCTACTTCTACGGTATCTGGGCTGCAAGCTAACGCCTTATTGAATTCGGTTACTGCTACTCCAGCAACAGACGTATCAATTACTGGGGTGTCAGGCACTGTGCTATTGAACAGTGGAATTAATGGGACTACGTTCCCACTTCGTTGGACTACGATTAATACCGCGCAGTACCCATTGGAGTAATTATGCTGGACCCTGTAACTATTGGTTTGGCGGTCGCGGGCGTCAAGGCGGTTGTTACCGGAGTAAAGGAAGCCGCTGCTCTTGCCAAAGAAGCTTTTGATGAAATTAATGGCGCAGTCGAGTCCGGTAAGACGCTGGCTGATTCGATGTCTGGGGTCACCAAGTTCTTCTCCGCCGCTGGTAAATACGAGACCAAGCGCAGTCAGCTTGAAGAAGCCAAGGTAGCGCAAGAAGCAGCCGTTACCAAAGGTGAGCCTGTACCGGACTATGTGTCTGATGCTGAGTACGTCATGGAGTTGATGATTATTGATCGGCAGATCAAGCAGTACTACGACGACATCAAGCACATCTTTACCTACCACTTCCAAGAAGCCGGGATGTGGGATGAGTTCTGGCAGCGCATGGGTAAGTTGCGTTCCGACCGTGAAGCTAAAGCAGAAGCCCAGCGCCTAGCGGAAACGGAGAAGCGGCTGCATGAAAAAGCCGAAGCAATGAAGAAGCGCCGGGCAAAACAGGAGCGGATTGCGCATATTGCATTAGCGGGTACTGTGGTGGTAATTACTTGTATCGTTGCCGCATTTTGCTGGGTTATATGGTGGATGTTCCAACAAGGAGGTTGACATGCTAGGACTTGACGCGCTGCTGGGTATCGGCGGCAAACTGATCGATAAACTGATCCCTGACCCTGAACAGAAAGCCAAGGCGCAGTTAGAACTTGCCAAGATGGCGCAGGATGGTGAACTAGCCAAGATGGCTAATGACACCGACTTGTACAAGACAGAACAGAACAACCTGACCGAGCGCCTTAAAGCCGACATGGCAAGCGATAGCTGGTTGTCCAAGAACATCCGGCCTTTGACGCTGGTATATATCTTGGTAGCCTACATGGCGCTGGCTATTCTGGACGCTGCATTGATTGACATCGCCGACTCCTTTGTTGAATTGCTGGGGCAGTGGGGGATGCTTGTGATGTCCTTCTACTTTGGCGGCAGAACGCTTGAGAAGATCATCGATATGAAAGCCAAGAAATGAAAGAGAACTTTGACGAAGCTCTGAAGGCCATCCTGAAGCACGAGGGTGGTTTCGTAAACCACCCGAAAGACCCCGGTGGCATGACCAATCTGGGCGTGACCAAGAAAGTCTGGGAAGAATGGGTAGGGCATCCTGTTGACGAAAAGGCAATGCGCGCTCTGACACCCGAGGTGGTAGGCCCGATGTACAAGAAGAAGTATTGGGATGCGGTCAAAGCCGACGAGATGCCTGATGGTCTGGACTATTTGATGTTTGACTTTGCCGTCAACGCTGGTCCCGGTCGGGCGATTAAGACTATGCAGAAAGCTATCGGGGCTACCCCAGATGGCGCTATTGGCCCCAAGACTATGCAAGCACTAAAAGGTGCCAATCAGGCCGAATTAGTGGCAAAATTCAGTGCAGAAAAGGAAGCGTTTTACCGCAGTCTGCCTACGTTTGCGACCTTTGGTAAGGGCTGGTTGCGCCGCTTGGCAGAGGCTAAAACCCACGCCGAGACCATGCTTGCTTAACAAGGAACAGATATGACAGTTTCAACCTACTCGCCTAGTTTACGTATTGAACTTATCCCGAACGGTGAACAGTCGGGTACGTGGGGCACTACAACTAACCTGAATCTAGGCACATTGCTTGAGGATGGTATTACCGGCTATGTGGACGTAATTGCTTCCACCGCTACTCCCGGCGTTCTTAAGTATCCGCTGACAACTAATAACGGTGCGGTTGATGAAGCACGGAGCGCAATTGTAAGTCTCGCTATAGATGGCACTATTACTGCTGCGTATGAAGTTTATATCCCGCCGGTGCCAAAGACTTACATCATGCGCAACTTAGCGGCGTACGACGTGACCATATACGTTAGCACGGTTGATGGCAACGTAATTCCAAAAGGTACTGGGGCGCTAATACCCGCAGGTAAAACCTCGCAGATATGGACAGATGGCACTGATTTATTTAGCTCGACAGATTTTATAGATGGCTCTTTGTCGTTTACTACCCCACTTCCTGTTGCTTCAGGCGGCACTGGTTTAGCTGCGCCTATCGGTGTATTGGTCGGCAATAGTACTGGCACTGCTATAACTGCGATTGCACCGGGGACTGCGGGTAATTTGTTACAGTCAGACGGCGTTACATGGGTCGCTTCAACCGCCGGTGCGGGTTCTGTGGCGGGCGGTACTATTTATGAGACTACTACGATACTAACTCAGAATTACACATTGACCGTTGGTAAAAACGGTATGACAGTGGGGCCATTTACTATTGCAACCGGTGCGTCATTAACAGTGCCAACGGGCCAGCGGTTTGTTATTATTTAAGGATTAGCTATGGCAAGCATAATTAACGCAGTATCAGGTGGGTCTGGTGGCTTAGTTACCGCTGGCGACGCATCGGGTACTTTGCAAATTCAAACCGGTGGCACTACAGCTATTACTGTTGGCGCTACACAAAACGTGACCGCTGCGGGCAATGTGACTGTTACGGGTAGTTTAACTGCGGGGTCTTATGTGGGTGTACCTTCTACTGGGCTTGGTGTAGACCAGACTTGGCAAAATGTATCTGTAACAAGGGTATCTGGTACTACTTATATCAACACAACTGGTAAACCAATTTGTGGTGTTTATGGAACAGGTGGATCTGGTACCCAGACCCAATTAACAATAAACATAAATGGTACTGGGGCATTTATTTTTGCAATGTGTAACTTACCTTCTGGCATAGCTGTTGCAAGTGGAACGGTAATTATTCCACCAAATGCGTCGTATGTAATTACTGTAAGTAGTGGTGCTTTAAGTTTTGCTTGGGAACTTCGATAAGGATAAATCATGCCACATTTTAAAAACGCAAATAACGATTTATTCTGGCTTGATGAAGGCGATGACCCTGCTGTTTGGCTACCTAATTGCACATTAATTACAGACGAAGAAGCAGAGGTTCTGCGCCCACAACCGCCAGCACCTACATATAGAGACCTCCGTGCTGCTGAGTATCCATCATTTGCAGATCAGTTTGATCTTTTATACCACGGCGGGTTAGATGCGTGGAAGGCTACTATCCAAGCCATAAAAGATAAATACCCGAAGGAGTAGAAAATGGCGGTCACAATTAATGGCACTACAGGTTCTATATCCTTAGCCCTACCACCGGGTATGGTGATGTATTTCGCAAACTCCACTGCTCCGGGCGGTTGGTTAGAGTGTAATGGGGCAGCGGTTTCACGGATAACTTACGCTGATCTTTTTGTTGCAATAGGCATAGTTTACGGTTCAGGAGACGGTGCTACTACATTTAATCTTCCTGACTTACGTGGGCAGTTTGTTCGTGGATGGTCAAATGGTGCGGCTATAGATAGTGGCAGAACAATTGGTTCAAGTCAGTTAGACCAGATGCAACAAATAACGGGTAGTGTTACAAACATAGGAAGAGTACATTCGGGGTCTTCAAACGTAGGTACTGGGGCGCTTTCTATTACCGGTTCAGCAGAAGGAAACAACGGTATTGCTGCGGGCGGTAATACTGGAGTTAATATAGGTTTTAACAATGCTACTTCTACTGGCGCTAGGGTAGGAACTGAAACTCGCCCAACTAACGTAGCGATGATGGCATGTATTAAATTTTAATATCGATGCTTGCTTATTTGTAAAAGCAAAGTATCTAAAGGAGTAATTATGTCGATGTCAATAAGCGGGGATACTGGACTTACGTTCCCTGATGCCTCAACTCAAACCGCATCCCCCGCTAGTCTGGGGTTTCAGACTGCGGCAGAAGTTACTACTACTGCCACTACTGTCGTTAATAATTTGTCTTTAGGTATAGGGCAGACTTGGCAAAATGTTGCTGGCAGCAGGGCATCAAATGGTACGGTTTACACTAATAATACTGGTAAACCAATCATGGTGGCATTTTCATCCGGCGGCGGTGGGTCTCTTAATGTGACCTATACAGTGGGGGGCGTAACAATAGGTCTTGCTTATTTATCTGCTGGTAACGCTATGTATTTTCCTTTTTCTTTTATCGTGCCTGATGGGGCTACTTATAGTATTTATAGTGATAGAGGGACTACTACTTGGGCGGAACTTCGTTAAGGATTATTTATGAAACTATCTTATGAAGCTAAAGTTTTGCCAGACGGTTCCATCGAATCTGCCCACACAGTTGAACAGGTTTGCGTCCATTGCCAAGACCCTGTGAGCGAAAAAGAAGCCGCGTCTGGCGTGTGCACTAAATGCAATATGCCTTGGGAGGCCACACAAAGCGTAACGGTAAGTATAACTTCCATGCCAGCAATTCAGGGCCTGACTATTAACATAGGTTAATCATGCCTCTACAGAGACTGCAATTTCGCCCCGGTGTAAACCGCGAGAGCACGACACTTGCTAACGAAGGGGGTTGGTACGCTTGCGATAAAGTGCGGTTTCGTTCTGGCTATCCTGAAAAGATTGGCGGTTGGACAGCGTTTTCCAACGACACTTTTTTAGGCGTCTGCCGTTCACTCTGGAATTGGGTGACTCTTAAAAGTTTTAATCTTGTTGGACTTGGCACACACCTGAAGTTCTATATAGAGAACGGCGGCGCGTATTACGACATCACCCCCATCCGGTACACTTCTACGGTTGCTTCAAACGCTTTTACCACAGGGGTATCCACTCTAAACGGCGGCATTAACGCAACCCAGACTTCAATAACATTAACGAACGCCTCAAATTTTTCTACCGCAGGGGGCGTTATTTATATCGGGTCTGAGCAGATTTTTTACGGCGCAATTACTAGTAACACATTAACGAATTGCGTTCGAGGTTATAACGGTACAACTGCCGCAGCGCATTTAACTGGGGCTACGGTTGCTTCTTCCACAATCATAGTTACTGATCCGGGGCATGGCGGTCAGACGGATGACTTCGTCACCATTTCCAATGTTGTAGGGTTTGTGAACGGTATTCCCGTGTCGTACATCAATGGTAACTGGCAGATGACTGTCATTGACTCTACGTTTTGGACGTTTACTATAGCAACTCCTGCAATTACTGATGGGGTAGCTATAAACGGTGCAACTTTTACCTACGAAATTGGGACTGGTAAGGCTGTATATACCGCTGGTACTGGCTGGGGCGCTGGCCCTTGGAGTCGTTTGGGTTGGGGCGATGGTTTTACGACTGGTGTGGGGCAGCAGCTTCGCCTGTGGAACCAAATTAACTACGGACAGGATTTATTGTTTTCTTACCGTGGTGGGCCTATTTATCATTGGGCACCGGGTCCCGGCACTCAGCCAGATTTTGGCACTAGGGGTGATCTCGTCACAGGCTCAGAATGCCCTACTCAGGTGCTACAGCTTTTGATCTCAGACGCTACGCGGATTGTGATTGCGTTTGGTTGCGACCCATATTCATTTGAACCCGACCCCGGCGTTCTTGATCCACTGCTTATTCGCTGGTCTGTCTCTGAAGACTATACCGACTGGAACCCTGCAATTACGAATCAGGCTGGTAGCTACCGGCTTTCTCATGGCTCATTGATTATTGGCGCATTGCAAACGCGTCAAGAAAATTTGATTTGGACAGACACCGCTATGTACTCCATGCAGTACGCTGGCCCACCGTTCGTTTGGAACTTTAATATTCTTGCCGACAATCTGTCTATTTGTAGCCCGAACGCCATGACTACAGTCAACGGTGTAGTTTATTGGATGGGTACTGACAAGTTCTATATGTACGCTGGTCGAGTAGAAACTTTGCCGTCTACCGTTCGTCAGTATGTGTTTAGCGACATTAACCGTGATCAGTTCTATCAAGTGGTTGCCGGTACAAATGAGGGCTACAACGAGGTGTGGTGGCAGTACTGCTCAGCTAATTCAACAATCAACGATAGATACGTCATCTACAACCACCTTGACCGTGTGTGGTACTACGGCACGTTAAATCGTACGGCTTGGCTGGATAGCCCGCTGCGTGGCTTCCCTATGGCTGCTGACCCAAATGTTAATCGCCTTGTGTTCCACGAGTTTGGGGTCAATGACAACTCCACAAATACCCCTCAACCTATTAATGCTTATATCCAGTCTTCCGACTTTGACATCGGTGATGGACACAACTATGGGTTTGTGTGGCGCATAGTGCCAGATATTACTTTTGACGGGTCTAATGTTGTTCAGGGCGCTACAACCCCACGGGTGGATTTTACAGTTCTTCCACGTAGAAACCCCGGTTCGGCCTATGGCCCAGCGGATAACCCGCCGGTTATAACTGAAAACAACTATGCGGTGGCAAACACTTATGAGGTTCAGCAATTTACCCAGATTGTGTACACCCGCGTTCGTGGCAGACAGATGGCTTTCAAGGTTGAATCCAATACGCTTGGCACTCAGTGGCAGCTAGGTACACCCAGTATGGATGTACGTCCGGACGGCAGGAGATAATATGTCAACTGGAACAACAAGAGCGCCAGCGTTGCCCTACGCGCCCGTCGAGTACGACCGGCTATATATGGATCAGCTACTGAACATTCTCAGGCTTTACTTTCAGCAGCTAGACAACCCCGGCCCTAGCGCAGCGTCCACGCAGGTCATAAACTTGAACCAGATTGTATCTGCCATGAACTTTAGCGTAATAAATCAGGCGACTGGGCAGAGGGTTGCGAGCTTGCCTACCGAGGCAGACTTAGCCAATATGCGGGTGGGCGACTTGTACCGTGACACAACAGCAGATAACGTAATAAAGATAAAGGTATGACCGAACGAAACGCTGCTATCAAGTTAGTGTACAAGTCTGTCAAAGGACGCGCCCCGTTTGCGTTAGAAGAGTTCGTGCAGATGTTAAGGCTATGGGAAGTAGTACCTCTTTATGAAAACGGGCGGATTATTGGTGGTGTGTTAGCAAAAGATAACGAATTACACGTTGGGTATGGAGAAAAGCCAAGAGCCTCGATCCGGCCCTACATCAAGGAAATATTGGGTGGGGTCATAGATAAGTATGGTTTTGCAATGACCACAGTACAGGCAGACAATCCGGCGGGTTTACGCTTTTGCGAACGGTTAGGATTTGTCAAATTGGGCGAAGAAAACGGTACAATCCGACTAAGATGTGATAGGAGTAATTTCTCATGATTATCCGCAATAAATTTAACGGCTACGGGTTTGACGGGGTACGGTTCTATCACGATCCTGTCTCTCTTTCTATTGCTGCTACTCAAGCCGGTGCCGCTTCTTCCGCCGCCGCTGCCGCCCTTGCTGCTAAAACCGCTGCCGCAACTACCGCTGCTACAACTGCTGCTACGGCTGCTGCTGGTAAAACCGCCGCCTTAGAACTAGCGAAGAAAGAAGCAATCTCGGCGGGCATGAAGCAAGCTGGAACAGAAGCCGCTAAGCAAGGCATCGCTCAAGCTGGTCAACAGGTTGGTGTAGAAGCCGCTAAGCAAACCGGTGTAGAAGCCGCAAAACAGGGTATTTTCTCAGCTAATCCTGCTGGTATGCCACCGACTGCTGGTGCGCCGATCACCCCCACTGCTCCTGCTACACCACTGCCACCGGCTGGTGGTACACCCTTTACGCCGCCTACTACTGCGGCTAAACCTATAGACCCGTATTCGCAAGAATATTTAAGACAGACTTACCCAGAGCAGTTTGCGCAACATGCGGGTAAGACTATAGAGCCGGGCACTGCGGGGCAAGGGCTTGAACAAGCTAATGCAACACAGAGAATGCTTGAACAGCCACAATATCTTAGGGGGACTGAAAATCCTCTGCCAGAAGTAATTCCTCCAGAACCTGTAGGGGCTGATGCGGTAAAAGCAGCGCAAGCGTCTTCACAACAAGTATCGCAGTACACCCCAGAGGTACCAAAAGGTATAAGTGCTGACTTGCCTACAAGCGCGTTAAAAAGAGGCGTTATGGAGGGGTTAGAGATTGTTAAAAAATACCCTATGGAAACCGGCATGGGGCTGATGGCGGCTGGGCAGTACATGAACAAGCCCGAAAAAGAGGATGAAGACAAGTACAAGAACACGGTGGATATGTCTGGGTTCCAGCCATCAGTGCCTACGCAGCGCCCCTTTACCCGCTCGTATGAGTACCAAAGCTATCAGGGTGGTGGCCCGGTTGAAGATATGTCTCGTATGAATAGCATCGGGGCCAATACTGGCTTTCCTATGGCACGACTGCAAACCCCAGCATATGCTGTCAGTTCAGCTACACCGATGCCTGTAAACACCCTGACCCCCTCGGCTGACGCTTCCGTTAATGCCTACACTGGTGAGCCACGTTTTGCAGAAGGTGGTCTTTCTGCGGCGCAGCGTCGTGAGTATGGTTTGCAGACCCGTGGGCAAAGGGCGGCTAGAAGCCTGACAAAATCTTACGAAGAGATGGAAGAAGAACGCCAGAAAGAGGCGATGAAATTGTTTGGCGAACGCTCAGACCCCGGTATTGTGCCGCGTAGCCGCACCCAGATGTTGAGTAGCCCCTTTTCCGCTGCTCAAGCTGAACATGCGCGTCTTGGTAAAAAAGCTAAAGTACCCGTTGTAGAGATGCCTAAGACTAATCTAGGTGACATCGACAACTATATGGACATCCCTATTGAGGCTGCGGGTGGTGGCATCATGCATGGTGCAGAAAAATTTTCAAATGGTGGCCCCGCGTTTATGCGGGCTTCAGGAACGCCATCAAAAGCTGAAAGCGTTTCTAGCGGGGGTCCTGCGTTTATGCGGGCTTCAGGAGCGCCATCAAGAGCCGAAATCGTTTCTAGCGGAGGTCCTGCGTTTATGGGGCCGGTTGGATCGGGGGTATATGGCTCGGGTTCTGATTCAGCTCCTGATTTTGGCGGTGCCCCATATAGTATTCCTGCACAGCAAGCCCGTTATACACCACAGCCCGAATACGCACCTGTTCCTTACCAAAATAATTTACCGCCCCAGCAACAGCCTGACATGAGTGATTTTTATGCAAACATGGATCAGCAACTTGCTAGTTATGGGTATGCAGCAGGTGGGGGCATCATGCACGGTCTTGGTGGTTATTCCGATGGTGGGCGTTTATTGAGAGGACCCGGCGATGGAGTTTCTGATTCTATCCCTGCTGTTATTGGTAAACGCCAGCCTGCTCGTCTTGCTGATGGCGAGTTTGTAGTCCCAGCGCGTATTGTCTCTGAATTGGGTAACGGCTCGACTGAGGCAGGTGCCCGTAAGTTATACGCAATGATGGAACGTGTTCAGGCATCGCGTAAGAAAAGCATAGGCAAGAAAAAGGTTGCTGTTAATTCTAAATCTGACAAACATCTACCCGCATGAACAATTACGGGAAACTAGAATGGTTTGGTGGTAACAACGATGCGCTACAGGTGTACCGTATGCTGGTTGATCTCGCGCACCTATGGGATGACTTGGTTGATAAAGACAAAGACGTAACTGAGTTAGATATAAATAATTCTTTTCTTATATGCCTTGTCTACCTGCCGCTGAATCCTTTTTATCAACAGATACAGCGCGATGTGTTGCCGATGTGGATAACCGTAGTGTCTTCGTACCAAACTGCAAACAAGTTTGAACGCGAGAAAGATGAACGTGGGTTAGAGGCGGCACATATGCTCAGATACGCCGCTGGAAATATCTTAGCTTATGCGATACATGTATGTGTCGGTCCGGAAAAAGCCGCTGAATACGTGCCGGAAATGTGGAAAGATATTGTTAACGAACGCTTTGCGGAGTACCGCGAGGAGCACTTGAATGCTTAATCTATTAAAATTTATTTTCCCTGACTTCACATTCTACTTCGGCGGTGGCGGTGGCGGTCCAACTACGACCAAGTCTGAGACTTCAAACATCCCAGATTACGCCCGTCCGTACGTTGAGCGGATGATGGGTTCGACCGAAAAACAAGTCTATCAGTATGGCCCTAGTGGCAATATAACTGGCTTCCAACCATACAAACCATTCCAAGGCGAAACAGTTGCTGGCTTTAGCCCAATGCAAGCCCGAGCCATGCAAGGTATTGGCGGCTATCAACTGCCCGGTCAAACTGGATTAGCTACTCGCATGACTGGCATGGGAAGTATGGCCTCTATGGGGGCAGGTCAGCGGTACGAACAACAGGCAACTAACCCTTACGCCACACAAGCATATATGTCTCCATATATGGAGAACGCACTGCAACCACAGATGCGTGAGGCTGCACGTCAGTCTGCCATACAGAAACAAACTAATTTGGCTGAAGCTTCTAAGCAAGGTGCGTTCGGTGGGTCTCGTTCTGCACTTATAGAAGCTGAGCGCCAGCGTAATCTAGGCCAGCAGCAAGCCGACATCTACGGTAAAGGTATGCAGTCAGCGTTCGAGCAAGCCCGTCAAGCCCAGCAGTTTGGTGCCGAACTTGGTCTCAAAGGTTATGGTCAGGGTATAGAAGGCGCTAAATTAATGGGCGCGTTGGGTCAGCAACAGTACGGTCAGGAAACGGGGCTTCTGGGTCAGCAGATGGAAGTCGGCGGTAAACAGCAAGCTTACGAGCAAGCTCGTCTAAACCAGAGAATCCAAGACTATGCGACTGAGCAACAGTATCCGTTCATTCAACTGGGTACGCTTTCCAACATGCTGCGCGGCTTACCGATGCAAGCGTCTACTACTCAGTTGTATCAGGCGCAGCCGCCGCTCATGCAGCAAGCTGTTGGTTTGGCTGGTGCTGGCGCGAACTTGTATCAGGCATTTGGCAATAAACAAGCTAATAAAGAAGGCGGCGCTATTAAGGAGATGGCAAGTGGTGGTATCGCCACAGGCGCTGACCCATACAAGCTGCCGGGCATGATGAAAAAACTCTCAGACGACCAGCTTCAAGGAAAGCTGGGCGGTGACACCGATCCCGAGACTATGGGAATTGCCCAAGCTGAAAAGCAGCGTCGTGATCAAGTACGCGCTGGCGCACCCAAGATGATGGCAGGTGGCGGTGCTGTGGCGTTCGCTAAAGGCGGGATAGATACTGTTAATAGAGAAGATACTGAGTGGGCTGAAGGTAAGCCAAAAGAAGACAAGAAGGCTGGGTTTAAAACAGTTAAGAAAGAAGCTAAAGCCCCTGCGCCTACGGCTTCTGCTACGCCTTACCAAGATGAATACCGCGCGGCTATGACGGGGTTTGCCCCGCCACCAGAATTAGAAAAAACACGTGCAAATATCAAGACTCTTGAAGATCGTGTTGCCGCTGGTGTTGAGGGTGAACTAGACCGCCAACAAGCCGCTTATAAAAAACTGGGTATTGATCCAGTTAAGATGTTTGAAGAAGAGCGCGCGCGTCGCCAAGAAGAAATGAGGATGAGCAAGGAAGATGCTAGAAAGTCTGAGCATCTACGTTGGGCGCAAATGTTCGCTAAGTTTGGTTCCACCCCCGGCCCCGTGCTTAAAGCTGCGCTTATTTCGATTAACGACACGGTGCCCGATCTTCTTGACGACCAAGCCAAGGTGAGCGCTATTCAGCGTGAAGCTAATAAAGCCTTAAATGATCTAAACAGGGCAGAGTACCAAGAGAAAAGGAATAGGGTTGACGAGGCGCTTAAATCACACAGCGAGGCGGCGAAAACATCGGCTACCCTTAGCGCCAATTTAACCGAGATGTTGTACAAGGCTGGAATTGATCAACTTCAAATTAAGGGGGGCTTGGCAAAAGAAGAGGTGCAAGGCAAATATGGTATTGAGAAAGAAAAAATACAAGCTAACGCTAGAACGGCTGAAGCTGGTATGCGCATTAAAGCCGAAGATAGGCGTGATGCAAGAGAGCAAAGAAGACGTGAAGACGCTCAAACTAAAGCTGCTCGTGCTGAACTGAATAAGTTCAGAAGTGATAAGACACGAGTAGAAGAAATGCAAAAACTTAATAGAGACTTAACCTACGCTCAGCCGGGGTCTAAACCAAGACTAGCTGCGGAAAAACGTCTGGCTGAGATGAAAGCAGAAGAACAGCAGTTCATAAGAAGTTTGCCAGATTCATACGAGTACGCGCGGATCGATGAGCTTATAAAAGAACCGAGTACTGTTAATACGTCGAATGAATTAAAGCCGGGGCAGGTGGTTGACGGGTATAAATTTAAAGGTGGTAACCCCAACGATAAAAATAACTGGGTCAAGGAATAATTATGGCAGCGCCTTGGGAACGCAATTGGGCTGGTACTAAAGAACGTACCGTCAAAGAGTCTGCCGCTCCTTGGGAGCGCGAGTGGGGTGTTGCCAAAGAAGAACCAAAACCTGAACCTAAGACTAGAAACATCGCTGCTGTCTTAAACGACACAGTGATAGGTATTGCAAACGCAGCGGCGGGCGGTGTCCAAGCGGCGGCTGACTTTGTAGTACCCGGTAACTCGTTCTCAAAAGCGGTCGATGCCTTTATCAAAAAGGGCGAAGAGTCACAGAGTGACCTAGTCAAAGCTGGGCGTGAGAAGTTCCAAAAGGATTTAGAAGCCGCGCAATCAGGCGGGGAAGAAGTTGCTGCTGTTGCAAAGTACATAGCCGAAAATCCACTACAGGCCGCTGCTCAAGCGGCTGGTTCTTTTGCTGGCCCCGGCCTAGCTATTAAAGGCGCTGCTAAAGCTGCACAACTATTAAAACTTACTGAAAAAACCGCGAGTCGTTTAGGTCTTGGCGCTGGTGTTGTGACCGGCGCTGCGATGGCAGGTGGTGATGCTGGTGGTTCGGCTTACCGTATGGTCATGGAGACGCCTGATGAGATTCTTCTACAGAACGACTACATCCGTAGCCAAGTAGAAAAAGGTGTATCACTAGCACAAGTAAAAGAAGAAGCTGCAACTACCGCAGCTCGCCGTGCGTCATTCGTCCCCGCTTTGATTGGCGGCGCAACAGGTGCGTTTGGTGTTGAGCGATTCTTGGCTGGTATAGGTGGTAAAGCCGCTAATAGTATTTTTGGTGGTGCAATTAAATCTGGCTTGTCCGAAGCTGCTCAAGAAGCTCTTGAAGAAGGCGTGACCGAATACTCTGGACGCGCAGCCGCTCAAACTTATGACCCACGAATTGATCCAATGAAGGGTGTGGCGGGTGCCGCTACGCTGGGCGCGGTGCTTGGTGCCATTCCGGGTGCAGGTATTGGCGCTCTTGAAGCGCGTAATAAACTTGCAGCCGACGCTGCTATAAAAGATTTAGAAGCCAAGCAAGCAGTAGATCAAGCGGCGCAAAGTGCAGCGGCTATCGTCCCACAGGCCGAGGCAGTAAAAGCCCAAGCTGAACAAGCTGCCCAACCACCTGCCACCCTACCTTTTGGTATTGCTACGCCTGAACAGATAAATGCTGCAATAAACCCACCGGCTCCCGCTGTTACGCCCGAGGCAGACCCGCTTGCCGCTGTAGACACACGGATGGACGCCGCGCGCGCTCAACCCGAGTTGCCTCCTGCGAGCGTAAAAAACGAAACAGACGAGCAAAAATTAATCAGATACGACGCTGAGCTTACGCTTGGTATAAATTCGAACGGTAAAAAACTTGCACCGCAAGCTATAGAAAATAAAACTAAGTCCCGAGACAAAGTTATAGAAAAACTGGGAGCCGAAAATGTCGAACGCATACGAGCCGGTGCCGCACAACCTGCTGGAATTAACGCCGCAGGAGATCAGTCTGGCGCTGCTGGCGCTCCACGAGAATTGGCAGTCGCCACCGGAGAACCTACAACACCTGTCAACGCTAGACTGGATGATACTGGAGGGGATGCTCAACCAATTATTGCTCCAGCGCCGGATCAGCGTCCTGCATTAGTACCGGGTCCTGCAATTTTAAATGAGCTTGGGGGTAGCACTCCGGTCACGGTACTAAGCACTTCAGGTGATCGCGCAGAAATAAGTATAAAAGATGGAATGGGCGAAGTTCTTCGCTCCGTGCCTATTACAAGCTTACAGCAAACTACACCAGAAGGAGAACCAAATGTCTCTCAAGCCGCTGAAGCCAAGCAAACAAAAAAAGAAAGACAAGCGAAAGCAGCCGCACCCGCAATAGACCAAGAGATTGATGAAGCCGCGCTGCAAGCGGAACTTGATGCGGAACTTGCTGGTGTTCCTACGCCCAAGGTAGAGAAGAAGGAACCCGCGCCCAAGGTAGAGAAGAAAGACTACGCTGCGACTGAGCGTGTATTTAAAAAAGAACAGATGCCATTTGTAATGGCAGATGTAGACACACGCGTCGCAGCGCCAAAAAGCATGGATGAGGCTATTAGTCACGCTGGTGCCGAGACCGCGTTTGATCAGTTTGATACAGTGTTGACCAGCCTCAAAGAGATTTACGCTAAACAGATAAAGGCTGAGAACGACGCTGCCAAAGCCAAGTTTAAAGAGAACGAAAAGCTTGGCATCCCGAACCCAAACAACGAACCAGATAAAGTAACAATCTACGACATCTTGGGTCGCATGACCCAAAGCGAGCGCGAAACCGCTTTTGATAAAGCCATTGACGAAAATAAACTTAAACCAGAGCAACTAAATAAAAAGAAAGCACGGGATGCGTTTGTTAAGTCGCTGTCTAAAAAACAACAGGAAGCTGTTGAAAGCAGACGCAAAAAAATTATTGAAGCAGAGATCAAGGCTGTATCCAAGCTAGGCAAGAAGAGCGCCTCTGATATTCGTGCTGCCCGTAAGAAAGCTGCTGGCACATCGGTTGCCGCTGCGCCTAAACCCGGTAAAGCCAAGCCTGTTACAACTGTCAAGGTCGAAGAGAAAAAGGATAGTGAGAACATAATTGAGCGAGAGACTGTAGCCGCGCTGCGCTCTGG